TGAATCTAGCATTATCAGAATCCCAGTCTCCCCCTTCTTGCTTTATGCTACCGGGAAAATAAACTCCATCTAATGTCGTGTAATTTTCACTTATAAGTTTAAAAGTATTACCTGTAATAAGACCTAACATAGAAACAGGATTAGCTGTTTTTGCAAGATCTAACTTTACTTTTTCTCCGTTTACTTTATATTGGCTCTCCAAAAAGTCAGGTACGGTACGAAGTTCATTACTCATAAGATCTTTAGGTCTTAGTTTAGGTTTACCTTTTGTATTGATAAACTCAAGACTGCTACCATCCTTAAGCCTTCTGCTACTAGTAGCACTCATACTTATCCCGTATTTATCTTCAATAGCTTTAATAGTAGCCAATTGAGCATCAGTTACAGGGGACATATCGCCTGTAAGAGGATTACGTGAACCAAGTCCCTCTGGTCTATACTTAGGAGGAGGAGATTCTTTAGGAGCTACCATTAACTTGATCCCTTAACTGTTTCATCTTACGTAAAGCAAAGGCTTGACCTTGTAACCTGTACATAACATCTACTTCATTAGATTGTTCCATAACTCTATGAACCTCTGAGATCCTTCTATCTATTTCTTCACAGAAAGAATCCCATAAGGGTTTATCATTTACTAGTTTCTTTATTATCATTTGCTAGGTCTCGCCATTAAGCCTGTTTCTTTTGCAATTAGTGCTTTTTCTTCAAACGCTTTAACAGGTATATCTTCTACCTTAGTTTTAACAGAGACATCTCCTAAAGCTTCTACCGTATCATCTACTTTAGTAGCGGTAGAGCCAAAGGCCTCAGACAATGTACTAGCTATAAGTCTACTAAAGGCTCCCATTACTGTACGTTTCCACTAAAGCCTTGTTCTCCCGGCTGTGCAGCGGCTCCGACACCGATGTTACCACCACCGCCGCCTGTCATGTCTTGAGGGCTTGCAGGGCCTTGTCCTTGAGGAGCTGGTGCACCTTGTGGTCCTGCAGGTGGAGCACCCGGAACAGGAGGCTCTACAGGAGCTTGAAATCCTTTAAGTATCTCTGCTTGTATTGCGGCATCTTGCATGGAGTTAGTAACCTTATCAGGATCGAGATCCATACTAACAGCAATCTCACGTATGATGTAATCCATCTTAGCGAAGGGTGCTAGTGTCGGGTTCTGTGCTACTTGTAAGAACTGCATTAAGCGCTGGGAACGTACTTCATTAGCCATTAACGAGTTAGTACCCTGTGCTTTTACATCTAAATCACCTTTAATAGTAGGGTCATAGTCAAATTGCATGTTAAAACTAAAGAATGCCTTACCTAATGGACTTAACAAATAGTCATCTACATTCTTAATAACAGTACGAATAGAACCATTAGCTGCTGACATAAGCATAGATATACCAGAAGCAGTACGTCCTACGCCTGATACACCAGTTTGACCGTGAGCAAACGAAGGAAATCCTGTTGATTCATCCGCTAATACTCGTGCCTTATCAAAGAGTTGCATGTTCTCGCCAGCTACGTTAGGGAACTTTGTTCCAAAAATGGCCTGTCCGGGTGCACCCCCCTGCCTACGAAAGACTTTTCCGGGGTAAACTGATAGGTCTTGACCCGGAACTAGGTTGGTTTCATCTACTTCAATCAATAGGTTACCAGATAATACAGCATTGTCAACAGCCATACGCATGAAGCCGTTCATGAGGGTCTGTGTGTCATCCATATTCTCAGCAATACCTACACCAAAGAAGCTGTAAGGATTAACTTCGTAAGGTACAGCATAGTAAGGTATAAGTGCAGGCTTGAACGGATTCATAACCATACGAATTACTTGACCGTTACATGCCCATAGGTTTACATTTAGTTGGTCTGCATTTTTAAGCTTACGAGGAATATCAATGTCATGATCTTCTAGTATCTCTCTATCAACGTAGCCCCAAAACTCTTTAATTTCATAACGTTCTGCCTGTGAGCCTTGCTCATCGTCTTCCATAACTTGCTCCCACCACTTCTTAGCGTAGGATTCACCCATCTTAAGAGAGATGTCGATTGCATTATCACGGAAGAAAGGACGTCCTTTAAGTGCACGTACTTGAGAACGAGACATCTTGTGACGTTCAATAACATACTCAGCTTCATCCATATTAGCCGCATCAGGATCTGGATAGAAGTTCCACATAGACACGTTGCTTGTAGATGGTACTGTCTTAATTACAGGATCGTATTCGCCTGTGTCGTCCCACTTAGGATACTCTTTATTTGTAGCAAATGGGCCTTTCATTACACCTGTACCAAACAATGCACATTCAAATGCTGCAAGACGTAACTGCTTGTTAGCACCACTCTCTTCTAGCTGGTCATGTATCTTCTTCTGCATTTTCTTAGCTGCAACTTGCGCTGGGCTAAAGTTAACTGAAGAAGGTATTCTACCCGGACCTTCAACAAGCTTGTCCATAACTGGCTCTAGCTTATTAGTTAAACCACCTAGACGTTCTGCTAACTGTGGCATAGTCTCACCCGGCTTTAGGCGTGACTCTTCTTCTGTAAACGGTGAAAAAACTTTCTTTATTTCATCTTGACCCGGATCAGCGGCAGGATCAGCATTGAAGTGTACAGTATCTAGTACACCTTCAGGTAAAGTAGTAGGATCTACAGTAATAGGAAACTTGTTGTTTCCAAAAAGTACGTCAACGATCTGTCCGTAAGCTGCTAATGTCTTAGTCTTAGTTACCTTAACAAATACACGAGAACGTTCTGTCTCAGTAAACTGTACGCTAGGACTATAAATACCTCGATAGTTACGATAGGCTCTCATCCAGCGATCTTCATCAACTCTTCGTGCATCTTCAGCTTTATTAAAACGTTCTTCAATAAAACTAATAATGTTTCCTACAGAAGGATCTGCATAACTCTCGTCATCACTTACATCTTCTATAAAAGCAGAATCTGCTGATTCAATATTCTCTTCGTAGTTCTCATCGAAATCTTCTGGTTCCATACTTAATATCCAAATGTTGGGTCAGACGCCTGAAAGCCTGATCTTGATGTTGCGGGATCGTAGTCAAACAGAGAGCTACGAGGACGTGTCATTATACCGTAACGTAATGCATCGTACAAGTGGTCTTCTGCATTTGTATCAACGTCTTCGGGGTTGCGTTTATCTAAGGGTATACTAGGTAGTTGTGATACGAGATTAGTGCAGTTATTAAACATAACCATTCTAGGCTCTTGGGTAAACTCATCTACCTGTAGTCTCCGGTGTAATTCGTTCTTACCAGCTATGCGTGAGCCTTTGGAACGATCAGAAGGACGCCAACGACATCCCTTCATTATCATCTGTTCAGCTAAGCTTGGGCCTGTATCGCCTCGCTTGTGCCACAAAGAGGAGTCTAACACTCCATATCTAATAGTACCATCGCCTGACTCAGCATCTAAAATCATATCAGCTAAGTCTGTAGCTGTTACCTTAGAGCAGTACATCTCTCTGTATATTACTAATTGATCGTCTGGTGCTACAGCAAACCAAACAACACCAGTATAACTACCATAACCATAGTCACAGGCTCTAAACTTAGCCCAGCCGTTAGGTATATCATATGGCTCTATTACATGTATCTTACGATTAAACTCAGGGAAAGCTGCCCCTTCATTAACATCCCAATCACCATCAAGCAATCTTCTCCGCTGATCTTCAGGTAGAGATAGAAGCATTGCCTCGTAGTCTCCACTATCCGCTAAGTAAGGGTTATCAAACAAACTAGCAGGTATAAACTTACGTTTAAATAAAGCTTCACCTTCTCTGCTGTGTCCTTTAGGATATTCTAACCTGTTACCTGTTTCTATATCTGTAGCCCAGAAAGATTTGTTAGGAGTAGAAGGATCAATAAACATCTTCTTAACCCAAGCATGACCGGGGCCTCCGGGGTTTGTTGTAGCTCTCATGTACAAACCTAAGTCTGGAGCTGAGGATCTTAAGCGACTTCTCATATAGTTCCACGCAAAGGGGGTACGCCATTGAGTAAGCTCATCAAATGCTACATAGTTAAACGCCTGTCCTTGATACCGCATAACGTCAGTCTCTTTATCCAAGTAAGACATCCAGAGCCTGCCACCTTGAGGTGTAACCCACTGTTGCTTTCTCTCAGACCACTTAATACCCGGAATAGCTTTAGGGTATAATTCTTGGCTCTTTTGGATAAGCTCACGTAATTCTTCTGTTGTGTGCCGTACAAGTAATCCACTAAATTCTTTATGTCCTAAATTACGAAGAGGATCTGCTAGAGTAGCATAGGATTTGCCACCTCCGGCTGCTCCTCCATATAACACTTCCCGTTCATTAGCTGATAGATAGTTAGTCTGCGGGCCGGGATTAGCTTTAAATACTACATCCTGTGCAAACTCAACATCAAAAGGCGCTGGGCGTACTTGTGCAG